AAACGGCCTTTTAGGCTTTGCGGTTGACTTTTTTCAGGCGCTCATGGTTCCGCTCATCAAGTTTTACGACCTTTTGGGAAAACTTCCCGGCAGTGTCGGAGAAACATACCGGCAGGCATCCGCGGAGGTCGAGAGGTTTTCCCAGTCGCTGGAAGAAAACAAGATCCAGTTCAATGTCGAGGGTCTTACGCAGGGGCTTGAAGAGGCGCGCACGGCGTTCAATCTGGCCGCGCAGGAAAGCGCGCGGGACGCGATGAAACAGTACGACCTTGTGTTTGCCAAGGTCAAGGATACCGGCGACAAGACAGCGGAGATATTGAAGAACGTGGCCAAGGATGTGGGTAAAAGCGCGGAAGAGGCGGCACAGCAGTTTAACGTCATGGAAGAGTTTGCCAAGCAGTCGGCGCATAACATGCAGAACGCCTTTTCGCAGTTTTTCTTCAAGGCATTTACCGGAGAGCTTCGCAGTGTCAAAGAGGTGTTCGCGGATTTCGGCAGGGCGGTTCTGCAGATGATATCGAACATCTTGGCGAAGCTGTTGTTGATCAAATTGTTTACGGCGATGGCCGGAGCGGGCGGCACGATCTTCGGCGTTCCGGTGGCGAGTTTATTCCACAGCGGAGGAACGGTCGAAAAGCGCAACCGGGCGTTTATCCGCGCGCATTCGGGTCTTGCTCCGGATGAGGTGCCGATCATCGCGCAAACGGGCGAAGGCGTGCTTTCCCGCAGGGGAATGCAGGCGATTGGCGGGTCGGATAACTTGCGCGCGCTTAACAGCGGCGAGTCGTTAAGCGGGGGAGGTGTCACGATCAACGTCAATCAGGTCATTCAGGCGTGGGACGCGCAGGATGTCTGGCGCAACCGCAAGATGCTGTCGAATGCCATTGCCGATGACATTTATAACAATGGAAAGATTCGTTCGGTGATCAGGAGTTACGCATGAGCGATTTTGCCTATTTACCGGATTTCGTTTTCGAAGAGACGCTGGAATACAAGACGCTTATTTCGGAGTTTGAGAGCGGTGTTGAACAGCGCAGGCGCAAGTGGGCGGCTCCGCTACGCAAATGGCGGCTCAGGTTTTCCAATCGGACGAAGGCCGACATGGAGCTGGTGCGGAATTTCTTTTCCGGTAAATACGGCGCGTTTATGTCCTTTTCATGGACGAATCCGAATGACGGTACCGAATACACGGTCAGGTTTTCCGACGACAGCTTTAAATTTACGATGAAGGCGTATGAGGTATACGACTTCGAGTTCGATTTTATAGAGGTTAAGTAATGCCGAGAGATGTCAGCCCAGCATTCATTAGCGAGAAATCGAAGCAGGAGAACGCGCCCATTTTTTTATACGTCCTCGAAAAGTATGACTCCATCAATGATTTGAAAATAGCGGGGTTCGATCAGGACGTGACGTATCAGGGCGAGGTGTATTCCAAGTTCCCGGTGACGCACGAGTTTATCGGCGAGAACAATCAGGGACAGATCGATCAGGTCAAGGTGCGGCTCGCGAACGTGTCGCGATTCATTCAGCTTTATCTGGAGCAGTTTGATCTGCGAGGCAAGAAAGTCACGATCCGCATGGTCTGGGCTGACCGGCTGGCAGATCCGGACGCGCATATGTACGATGTGTTTTACATCGATAACTACACGGCAGATCAGAAGAACGTGGAGTTTACCTTAACCGGCAAGTTCGATGTTTTGGGCGTTGATCTGCCCGCGCGCCGGTACGCGCGTAATTACTGCGCGTGGAAATTCAAATCGGCCGAATGCGGGTATATCGGAGGAGAGGTTTCATGCAACAAAACCAAACAGCGGTGCAAGGTGCTGGAGAATTATCACCGGTTCGGGGCGTTTCCGCATCGGCAAGTATCTCGGGATCCCATACCGCCACCGCGGCCGGACGATGGAAGGGCTGGACTGCTGGGGACTTCTCAAGTTTGTCTATGCCGATCTGGGGTATCGGCTGTTTGATGTCGAGGATCTGGAATACAGCAGGGTATGGGGATTGAACGGCAAAGATTATTTCAAGGATCATTGCTGTCATGACTGGGAACGTACAGAGACGCCGCGGACGTTGGATGCGGTATTGTTCGTTAATTCCAAAGGTACGGCCGATCATGCGGGTATTGTACTCGGCAACCGGCGGTTTATTCATTGTTGCAGGCAGGGGGTCGTGGTCTCGCGGCTCGATGATGTTTCGTGGAAGAACAAAACAGAAGGTTTCTATACCCTTCGGGCACTGGGGCAGGTTAAAAAATGATATCCGTTCGTAATATCGACAATCCGTTTAAGCCGGAAGAAGCGAAGGTTCTGGAGTTCACTTATTCCAGAAGCAAATCCGTGCGCGAATATCTCGACAATTCCGGCTTCGATTACAAGGACAAGAGGGTCATCGTTACCGGAAAACGGATCGAGGATCTTGATTCGCGTATTGAAGAGGGCGACGAGATCGTGGTCGCGCCGGAAGTTCAAGCGCCGGTGGTGGCCGTTATTTCGTTCATCATATCAGCGGTCTGGGCGGCCGCTGTCGCGCATCCGGTTTTGTTTACGTTCTTTGTGCTTTCCATGGGCTATTCGATTTATCAATACATGAACCAGCCTAAGATGCCGGATTTCAATCTCGGTTCGGCCGGGATGGATGAGGGATCGCCTACCTACGGATGGGACGGGGTGCAGACGATTCAGGAGGTCGGTGTTCCGGTGGCTGTCGTTTACGGAGAGCATCGTGTCGGCGGTAATATCATCAATCAGTTTCTTTGGGAGGACGGCGATAAGCACTACTTGAATGTGCTTCTGGCGATCTGCGAGGGCGAGATCGAGTCGGTAGAAAGCATTGAGCTGAATAATAACCCCATAGATAATTTCGAAGGCGTTGCGATCAACAAGCGTTTCGGAACGAATTACCAGAGCATGATCCCGAATTTTGAGGATCTGCACAATATCTATCCGGTCAGTGCCAACCTCACGCAAAACAATCCCTACATTTACACCATGGTCGATTCGGACGTGGAAGCGTTCGAGATCCATTTGCGGCTCAACAACGGTCTGTATCAGCAGAACTCAAGTTCCGGTGACATCCAGAGCTGGAGCGTTACCTATCGGGTCGAATACAAAGAGCATTCATCCGGGACGTATATCTACTTGGGCGAGACGACTATTTCGGCGCAGTCGCGTTCATCGGTCAGGCGCGTATTCCGCAAGGCAGGACTCACCCCGGGGCAGTACGACATCCGCATTACACGCACCAGCGAGGACAGTTCGCTTCAACCGTTGAAGCAGGGCGACCTTTTGCTTTTTCAGATCGATGAGCTTAAGACAGATGATTTGAGTTATCCGAACACTGCGCTTTTAGGGCTTCAGCTTCTGGCAACCGACCAGCTTTCCGGATCGATGCCGAATATTACATCGATTGTAAAGGGGCGGAAGGTTTCGGTTCCGGATGTCAGAAACGGCGCGGACCCGGTTGACTGGGACGATTATTATTGGGACGGGGCAGATTACCGCCTGCTTGCGGACGACACGTTGCTTTCATGGGACGGGGTATCGTTTACGCAGAGGTATTCGGCGAATCCGGTCTGGTGCCTGCGCGACTTCATTATCAGCAACCGTTACGGCTTGGGTGAGTTTATTTCATCCGCGAACCTTGATAACGCCTCGCTTCTTGAGATGTCGCAGTATTGCGAGGAGAAAATTGCGGACGGTCAGGGCGGTTATGAGAAACGGTTCCGGCTGGATGTGGTTATCGACAGTAACAATAGGGCGCTCGATGTTCTGATTCAATTATGCGCCGTGTTCAATGCCATGCCGGTCTACAGCGCGGGCGGGATTGCATTCAAGATCGACAAGATCACGAATCCAACTCAGTTATTCGGTATGGGCAATATCGTCAAGGATTCCTTCGCGCAAAGCTGGAAGACGATGAAAGAAGTGCCGAACGTGATCGAGGTTCAGTTTACCGATAGAGAGAAAAACTATCAGCAGGAAACGATCGCTTATATCGATGAGGAATCCCTCTTAGCGGGCGAGCCGATGCGTAAAAGTCAGATCCGGCTTTTTACGACCGGCGCAAGTTACGCGATTCGCGCGGCGCGGTATGCGTTAAAAGTGGCGCGGTATATCAATCGGTCGGTTACGTTTAAGGCAGGCATAGACGCGATCGCTTGTCAGGCCGGGGACGTGATTTCGATATCGCACGATGTTCCGCAGTGGGGTTTTTCCGGCCGGGTACAGGCGGGCAGTACGGCTGTGCTTATCAGATTAGACCGTGAGATGGTTATCGAGGATGGAAAGTCCTACAAGATTCAGGTGAGGTTCTCTGACGATACGATAGAGGAAAGACTAATCACGGCACCGACCGGAACACATACAGAGGTTTCGTGCGAAGCGTTCCCGCAGGACCCGCAGGCGTTTGATGTTTTTGCGATAGGCGAAACGAACAAGGTCAAAAAAGATTTCAGGGTAGTGGCGATCCAGCGAGAAGGTAAAAGCGAGGTTCAGATATCCGCGCTTGAATACAACGAAGCGGTTTATGACGATTCGGACATTATTCTTCCGCAGAACAACTATTCGTCTTTGTCGAGTGAGATCCCGGCAGTCAGCAACCTTGCGTTGACTGAATCGCTGGTTAAGAAAACGGACGGAACGATCGAGAACGCGATCGATGTCTGGTTCGACCGCCCGGCTTACGTGGATCATTTCGTCAAATCATACGCCAAGGCAAAGATCTATATCAGCGACGACGACGGGAGAAGCTGGCGCGACCGCGGCGAAACTTCCGGAACGAATTTCCGCATCATAGGGGACATCGTCGATCATCAGACCTATAAGGTCAGGGTCACCTCGCTTGATTCTCTCAATGAAGAAAGCGCGCTCGCCGCCGCCCCGGAAAGCGAGATTACGATTGTGGGGAAGTCGGCCCCGCCTTCGGATGTGCCTTCGTTTTTGGTCAACCGCAACAGGGACATGCTGTATTTTGGATGGACGCCGATTCCTGACGTGGATGTCTGGGGATACGAAATCCGGCGCGGTCTTGACTGGGAAAGCGCGGAATTTATCACGCTTCAACAGGGGACGCACTATCTCACCAAGGATGTCAAGCGAGGGGTGGGGCAGAGTTACTGGATCAAGGCGATAGACACTTCTGACAATTATTCCGTTAACGCGAAAGAAGCGGTTGTGACGATCACGGAAATTCCGTTCAGGAATATTATCGCGGAGTATCAGGAACATCCCTTGTGGGAGGGAACAAAAAACAATACCGAGCAAAGCGGGGATTCCATCGTGATCACGGACGGCGTAATGTTCGGAACCTATACCACGCCGGTTAGGGATTTCGGGTATGTAGCGAGCGCGTATATCGGGATCGACGTAGTCGTTTCGACTTCGCTGGGCAGGCAGTTTAACAGCGATGACGTGATGAAGTTCAACACCAGCCCTTCGTATCGTTTTACGGGGCAGGAGACGCAGAGGGCGGCGGCGTTCCGCATCAGGATTTCGGAAGACAATATCACATGGAAGGATTGGGAGGATTACCAGCCCGGAGATTATTACTGCCGGTATTTTCAGATCGAAATGACGCTGTACCGTGAGAATGCCGGTGATGACATTACGTGCTCGACGCTTCAATATTTCGGCGATCTGCCGGACGTGGACGATTACGGCGGTGACGAGGTTGTTTTGGCCGCCGAGGGCCGAGAAGTCTTCTTCGGGAAAACTTATCACGAGGAACCGAGCGTCCATATTGAGATCAGAAGCGGCAACGGGATTTATTCGCAATTTGTAGATAAAAGCATTACCGGTTTTACGGTGAAATTATTCGACGCCCAGGGCGCGGTGCAGGCCGGTTTGTTTGATTGGCACAGCCACGGAATTTAGGAGGAGTTTAAATGGCAAAGGGATTGATTCCATACAAGGTGGTTATCGAGTTCGAGAACGGCGAGTTTTTGAACGGCGTCATTTTATACAAGGTTAATGACGGCGGCGTGATCAGCCGGGTGAAGAGCATCGGAATTAAAGACGCGGCGTTCAGTAAAACGACGCTGAACGGTTTGTTGCAAAAATTTATTAAGCACGCAGACCTGTCGGAAGGAGTGATCGATGGACAAGTTGATTTGCAGTAAATGTAAGAAGGAAATCCCGCACGACATGGCGTATGTGGCGGTCAGGGGCGACATTATTTTGCGCATGCCGAAAAGGAAACCGATTGTTTTCACCTGCGCCGAGCAGGCTGAAAACTACGCCCGGCAGATGACGCTTCATGATGTCTGCTGGATCCAGATGTTACGCGAGCATGGCATTGAGCTTTACGACATGAACGCGGTTGCCGAGGCGTATCAGAAAAGAGAGGTGGGCGATGGCTTGGGACAAGACTAAACCGGAAAACGACATGCTGTTGATCAATTTTCCTCCGGC